GAGACGAGGAAATATTAAAGAAAATAGTAATTTAAATACAATTCAGAAGAAAAATAAAATAACAATTGGAGAAAGAAATAGTAAAATGTTTGAACAAGAATTGTTTCAATCAGAAGATAATGTATATAATATAATTATTCGTGGAAAAATGGATGGTATTTCTGATGGTCATGTTGTAGAAACAAAAAATAGAACAAAACGACTATTTCATAAAATTCCAGATTATGAAAAAGTTCAAATGGAATCATATATGTTTTTATCGGGATTGAATAAATGTATTCATATAGAACATTATGATGAAGAGAGTAATGAAACAATATATGAACATGATGAAGTATTTTGGAATGATTGTAAAGAAAAAATAGTTAATTACATAGATACTAATGTAAAGCCCTATTTACTAGAAAACATGTAATAACACTTAAAGTATTATATTATTTTTAAATTGAAATCGGTTTCAAAATACTAGTTTTAACCATTTTATTATATTTAGATTTTGGCATATTTACTAACATTCCTTGTCCAAAACCAAATAAATAAAACATAATAATGTAAGATAATAATCCGATAATAAATGTACTAAAAAATAAAATAAATATTTTTGATAATAATTTTAATAAACTTTCTTTTTTATTTATATTATTAATTTTGTTATAATATAAATGATCATGTATATATAAAGCTCCAATAGTTGTTAATGATAATACAAATGACCCTAATATAAATGCTTTTAAATATGTATCGGCTTTAAAACCACTAATTATACCTCCAATATTGACTTTATTTGTCATTTATATATATAAATAAAATAATTTGATTTTTTTTATAAAAAAAATATAAAATACAAATAATAAAAATGGAAGCACAATCGCAAACAATAGTAGTCCCCGATGATTTATACTGTCCAATTTCTGGAGATTTAATGATTAATCCTGTGAGTGAACCAGAACATAAGGGTGGTCATACATATGAAAAAGATCAAATTGAAAGATGGTTATCAACAAAATCTACATCTCCAATGACACAGGGTCCATTAACAGTTAGTGAATTATCTCCAAATGAATTTGCTAGACGAACAATTGAATCAATAAGGGGTATGTTAAAAGATGAACAATTTAAAATCAAATCAAAGATTGCAGAAGTAGAATGTAAACAATTTATTGATAAATTAGATGAAATTACCATTAATAATTATTGTAATGATAATAGTATATTTATTAATATTAATACACCTGTTATTATTACTAGACCACCAGTTGATATCGTATTATGTTTAGATGTATCTGGTTCAATGGGAACAGAAGCAACGATGAAGGGACAATCAGGTGAAACAATTAGTCATGGATTATCAGTATTATCGTTAACAAAAGCAGCAGCTAAATCAGTATTATATAGTTTAAATGATACTGATAATATTTCTATAGTTGTTTATGCATCTCTGGCAGAAAAAATTGTAGAAAATATTTCATGTTCTCCGGAAAATAAAACATTAATCAGTCATCAAATTGATGAATTAAAAACAAAAGATACTACAAATATTTGGGATGGTATTCATACTTCATTTGAAATCCTTAGAACAACATCAGTAGAATCAAAGCAAAAATGTGTATTCTTATTAACAGATGGCTTACCTAATGTTGTCCCACCAAGAGGCCACGAAGCAATGATTGATAGATATTTTAAACAAAATAATTTTAGATGCCCAGTAAATTGTTATGGTTTTGGATATCAATTAGATTCGGAATTACTTTCAAATATTACAAATGTAACTGGTGGTGATGGATTTTCATTTATTCCTGATTCATCTTTAATGGGTAATATATTTATTCATGGAATTAGTAATTTTCTAACAACAGCATCAAATAATTGTTTGTTAACAGTTAATTTAAAAGAAGGTGTATTATTTGAAGATGGAACAACTACTAAATTAATTGAAATCAATAGTTTAAAATATGGTCAAGGTAAAAATATTAAATTAAATCTAAATACAGAACCGAGTGTTGAAAATTTCTTAGAAGTATCATTATCAGTAAATGATAAAAATTATATGAATAATACAATTATTGAATCCGATCTAAATCATATTAATTCACAAATTTTTAGATATAAATTTATTTCCATTGTTTCAAACTGTATTAATTTACAAAAAAATGGAAATAAACAAGAAGTTAGAACACAAATTGAAAGACTGTGTTCTGAATGTAAAGGGGACCTTAATATTCTAGGAAATAAGTTTATTCAAGATTTATATATAGATTTAGAAGGACAAGTTAAAGAAGCATTAAATTTTACAGATGAAGGTAATAGAAAAGATTATTATAGTAAATGGGGAAGACATTATCTATATTCTTTAGTTGGTGCTTATAAAAGTGAATTGTGTAATAATTTCAAAGATAAGGGTATTCAAAATTTCTCAGGTGAATTATTTGAAACAATTAGAGATAGAATTGATACGATTTACAATGAGTTACCAGCACCAAAACCAGATATAGTTCATTATAGTCGTCGTGGTGGTAGTCGTGGTTATAGAGGTGGAGGGGGAATGGCACAATGTGATACTTCAATCTGTTCATCACCACCAATGACAATGGAAACATATAATTCAAGTGGTAATATGTGTTGTGCTCATGGAAGTAAAATTAAATTATTTGATAATAGTTATAAAAATGTAGAAGATATTACGAAAGGTGATAGAGTAATTACAATTGATAACAATGGAAATATGGGTATAAGTGAAATTGAATGTGTTGTTAAATCTAAATGTGATAATAATTTAGAATTATTAGTAGAAATTGGAGATTTAAAAATCACACCATATCATCCAATTAAATATGATAATAGATGGTGTTTCCCCACGAGCATTGGTTTTACTGAAATTATTGAATGTCCATTTGTATATTCATTTGTAATTAAAAATCGTAATTCGGTGTATATTAATGATATTGAGTTTGCAACATTAGGACACACGTATACTGGATTAGTAATTGAACACGATTATTTTGGAACAAATGAAGTATTAAATGACTTGAAGAAGTTTGAAACATATAATAATGGGTATGTATTATTAAATAAGAATATGATTCATAGAGATAATAATACAGGATCAGTTAATAATATTAGTAATAATTATATGGAAGCCAATCTATAATTTTAAATTTGATAATTATTTATATATTTTTTTTCAATAATTTAAAACATAATTATGTCACAATTGGCAAAAATAGACTATGATATATATATACCTGTATTTGATGAAAATACTGGAGAATATATAGATAAATCACCATATAAACCATATGAAAGAAATAGAGTTAGATTTGAATGTAGATGTTGTGCCGGTAAATCATTTGCAACAAACGCACAATTTAAATCACACATTAAATCACAAACTCATCAAGAATTTATTAAAAACTATTCAAAATATTATAAAGAAGTTGATAACGCATCAGAAACTATAAAAAATCAATTAATAGAAAATGAATTGTTAAAAAGAAAAAATAGAAAAATAACTAAACAATATATTATTTTAAAATCAAAAGATATTGATAATAATGAATTACTAGAATTAAATAATAAATTATTAGAATTAAATAATAAATTATTAGAAAAAGATAAAAGAATTAAAGAATTAGAAAAATATATAGAAAGTCTAGATAATTTTGATAGTGAAGAAGAATTTAGTGAATGTAATAGTGAATGTAATAGTGAATAATTTATAATCTTTTCTTTAATAATTTTTGTGTTTCTTGGAGAGTTTCAACTATTTTTTTTTGTTCTTCTGCTGCTTTAAGCATATTATCTAACCTTTGTATTTCAGTTTTCAATTGCCATTTTGTAAAATGAACCATATTATCTATAGCTCTATTAGATTCGCATAATAATGGATTAATATTTTTCATTGAATATTCATCGTCAGATGAATTACCAGATTCAGAACTAGGCATTTATTAATAATAATATTTAAATATTATTCTTTTAATAATTTGATTTATAATAATTTGATTTATAATAATTTGATTTATTATTATTATTAATAAATAAACCATTTTATAATGTCGACTTGTTCAATTTGTATAGAAAAAATATCAAATGAAAAAGTAAGCCTTGAATGTAATCATGAATTTTGTAAAGATTGTTTAAAAGAATATTTAGAATACACAATCAAATCAGAAAATAAAAATTCAATTGATTGTCCTAATTGTAGGCAAAGTATTAAAGAAACCGGGAATGTAGAAATAGATGAAATAGTTAATAATTTATCTAAAAAAGAAATTATAGATTCTTCTTATGATATAATGATAAGGATAAATTCAATTATGTGTGAAATTATTAATTTATATGAAAGAGATATGGGTTATGGATATTTTAATTCATTAAATACTCAGATATATTATACTGATGATTTAATATTACATATGGAAGGATATACACATAATCATATAATTAATAGAGAATATTATATAGAAAATTCACAAAATAGAACTAATGTGATTGAAAATTATATAATTAATCTTACAAATAGGGGATCAACAATTAATATGGTTAGAGTTGTTAAAAGTGATAAAAAGAAGTATATTAGAAAAGATAATAATAAATATTATAAAAGTATTAAACTACCAAAATTAAAGTTTAATAAAAAAGGTAATTTTAAAATGAAAAATAAAAAAAATTATAAATGTTTACGATAAATATATAAAATAAATATAACATAATATAATATATATATGAAAACATGTTATTATTATCAAACATTTATTGGATTAAATGATATTTTAACAAATCAGATTAATACAGATGTAATAATAGTATCATCATTACATTTTGATACAGTAAATAAAGAAATAGAAATTTTTTTAAATAATAATAAACCGACAGATAAATTATTTAATAAATTATGGGAAGAAACAAAACAAGCATCAGATAAAGGTATAACTATAATGATGATGTTGGGTGGTGCGGGTGGAGCATATCAACAATTTTTTTTAGATATTAATAAAACTTATCCAAAATTATTAAATTTAATAAAAAGTAAACCATGGATAAAAGGATTAGATTTAGATATAGAAGAAATGGTTAATATAGATAATGTAAAATTATTAATAAATAAATTATTCAATGATTTGGGGAAAGATTTTATAATAACGATGGCTCCAGTGGGTCAATCTTTAATGTCTGATGAACCAGGAATGGGTAATTTTTCATATAAAGAATTATATAATTCACCAGAAGGTAAAAAGATTCATTGGTTTAATACACAATGTTATAATAATAGTTTTAAAAAATCAACAATAGATAAGATTGTTAAAAATAAATATCCTGTAGATAAGATAGTAATGGGAATGATGTCAGGTGATTATGATAGTAAATCATTTCCAAATGCAATAAATGAAGTTAAAGATATATTAACAGAATACCCCAATTTTGGTGGAGTATATGATTGGGAATATTTAGACGCTCCACCAGATAAAGGTAATCCACAGAATTGGGCAAGATTTTTTAAAGAAATACAATTACAAGATACGAATGAATCAATTGATAATGGATATGGTAGTTGTAATATTTTTTAATAATATTTTTATCATAAATAAATTTGATTTATCTAGTAACAAAATACTAGATAAATAATAATAAAAAATGTCAAAACATTATGATTCACCATCTGATTCTGAAACAGAAAGAGACGAATATGATATTGATTATGGATCACCTGATGAATATCCACCATCACAAGAAGAAATATATTTGAGGGAAGGTGAGAAAATTTATGAAAAAAGAATATGGTATTTAATTATTATGTTTTTACTATATCCATATTTAATTATAAAATCGGGAAATCTGTTTCAGAGTCTAAATCAAACACTTCTTCCTTAATATACGTTTCACCTGATTGAATTATAGGTGGTTTGTATGCCCCAGTATTATTATTATTATTATTCGCTTTTTTAATAAATTTTTTTTTAATATCTGGATCATAATCAGGTATTTCTTCAAATGATATTTCAATTACTTTATTTTTAATATTCCATCTATCTAATGTATAATTATCAAATGTTCTAGGAAATTTACCTTTTTCTAAATTAAATTTACCCAAACCTCTGACTGGTCTTTCAATTAAAATATTTAAATCAATATATTTACAATTTAGTTCTAGTTCTTTTATTATTTTTTTTTTAATATCTAATATTTTATCTGTATCTTCAAAATTTATTTGGATTGTTTTATCATTATAGATAATATTGAATTGTGTCATTATTATTAATATTAATTAATAATATATTTTTAAATATTAGCTTTACCATATACTTCATTTACTTGCTGAGTAACTCTCATAAATGTAGTTCTTTTATGAAGTTCATTCAATGAAGAAGCACCTACATATGTACAGGTTGATCGTATACCACCCAATAAATCTGATACTGTATTTATAACATCTCCTTTATATGGAACTAGAACAGATTTACCTTCGCTTGCTCTATATGTTGCCACACCACCTGCATATTTATTCATTGCGATTGAACTGGACATTCCATAAAATTCTTTAAATTTTTTGCCATCTTTTTCAACTAATTCACCAGCACTTTCAGTATGACCTGAAAACATACCTCCACTCATTACAAAACTAGCACCTGCTCCAAATGCTTTAGAATAATCTCCAGGACATGTACAACCACCATCAGATACAATATGACCATCTAATCCTTTAGCTGCATCAGAACATTCAATGATAGCTGATATTTGTGGCATCCCAACTCCGGTTTTAATTCTAGTAGTACAAACTGATCCAGACCCAATTCCAACCCGAATTACATCTGCTCCTCTCATTAATAATTCTTCAGTCATTTCTCTAGTTACAACAGTCCCAGCAATAATAATTTTATCAGGGTATTTATTTCTAGTAATTTCTACAATATCTACAAATGCGTCCGTGTAACCATTAGCAACATCCAGTGATATAAATTTTACAGGAATTTCATTCATAATTTGGTCTAGTTTTTCCAAATCTTTTTCTCCGATACCTGAAGTAACTGAAATATAATCATATATATAATTTATTGATAATCCCATATTTGTTGTTTTCATATGAAAATCTCTCCATTCATCTAATGTATAATGTTTATGAATACATGTAAACATTTTTTCTTTTGATAAACTAAATGCCATTTCAAATGTTCCAGTTGTATCCATATTTGAAACCATTATTGGTATTCCAGACCATTCATAATCTGGATTATGTTTAAATTTAATTTTTCTAATTAAGTCTACCTGCGATCTACTAGTTAATTTAGACCTTTTTGGTCGGATTAATACATCTTTAAAGTCTAATTTGATTTCATTATCAATTAACATTATATATTATTATTATTATACAATTAAACTTTATATATATATTATTATTGTTTTTTAAATCATTTTTTAAATATTTCATATAATATAATATATGAATAGAAGTAGTAATTTATCATTTCGTAAAGGTAGAATTAATTCATTGCCTAGTTCAATTGAATATTTAGATAGGGACCGCGAATTTAAAGATTTATATTCAATAGGAGCAAAACAGGGAAGAAAAAATATGTTTAAAACACCCGAAAAATATTATAGAGGTGTTTCAAATAAGATTAGTCCAGATAGCATTGAAAGAAGAACTGAAGGAGAAAGAAAACAAATGTATAATCCAAAAACCAGTAAATGGATTCAAGATACAGGTCAAAATAGAAGTAGAATAAAAACATATAAAAAATCTCAAAAACCAAAATTAAGTTTAGTTAGATCAAGTATGCCAATTGAATCTTTTGATGAAGATGATATTGAATATTTTTTAGATGATTATAGTGATTTACCAGAATATATGGACCCAGAAACATTAATTGATCCACGTATTCCAGATGGAACATTGAATAGTGAATATTGTAAAGATAAATACAAAAATAATTTACCAGTTGATTTAAATAAAGTAAAATATGATTTGACTGAATTACCCGGTATAGATAATTCCATGATATTTTTAGGTGAAAATAGAGGTTACCCGATGATACATATTGATACTATTCCTGCATTATTAGAATATGAAGGGAAAAAATTAAATGTTATTGAATATATTAGTAGAGGTAGTTTTGGAACAGTATTGAGATATTCAGAAGAAACGCCATTAATAGAAGGATGGCAGATAGATGGGAGTAATGAATTTGGAACAAATTATATAAATATTAATACAGGAAAACAGACAAATACTATTCCTAGACAACCTAATATACCTTATTATGAATTAGCTGTGAAAACATACTCAAATCAAACTGATGGTGAAATAACATTGATAAATGATTTAAATAATGATGGGAAATCAGAATCAGATGTAGGTATGTGTAATACAGTAAATACTAAAATATTGGAAAATAATTCGGGTGAAAAGTTTGCTATTATGGATTTAATGGATGGAACATTATCAGATTTAATTAAAGATAAATTAACAATAACACAAGCTATAGAAATAACATTAGATATAACTAAAAGTTTTAAATGTTTATTAGATAAAGGATTTTCATATACTGATTTAAAATCGGCAAATGTTTTATATAAATGTTATAAAGATATTCATGGTGATGGTCATATTAAAGTTGTTCTAGGTGATATTGGTTCTATATGTAAAAAAAGTAAAGAACGAGAACCAATATGGACATCTGATTTTTATATTACAGAAGCACCAGTAAGTGATGGTGGTGTAGCTACATATCCACCACCCGAATCTATTGATGACGCAGCTAATACACCTTGTAATGAAAATACTATGTCTTGGGATATTGGTGTAATATTATTAGAATTATTAGGATATGATACAAATGAATTTTATTGGGGTTCTACATTAATTAAACAATGTGTTAGCACATATGAAAATGCCGATGTGTGTTTCCTAAACTATATTAGAAATATGACATTACCAAAAATAAATGAATTATATAATTTAGATGATATAATACTATATGGAATACCCAATATAGGAAATATTACATTATATGATTTATTAAAAAACATTATGGATAAAAAAGAAAGAAGGATTAATTTAGAACAAATAATAAATGGATTAAATAATCAACCATATTAAAAATAATTTGAAATAATTTATTATTAAAAAAAATAATATTAATTATATCGTATATCCATTTATGAATTTATTATCTAGATTAGGTAATAATATTAATGATAATATTAAAATAAAAAATAAAAAATATAAACCACCTTGGATTGATAATAAATTATATGGAGATTGTATTAATAATAATATTTATTTTGATAAACTGTCAAAAAAATGTGGTTTTGGTTCATTTTCTAGTGTATATAAAGTATTATATTATGATGAAATAGTATCATTAAAAATATTAAATCATAAAAATAAAAAGAAACAAATTGAAAATGAGATAAATATTTTACGAAATTTAAAACATAAAAATATTATTAATTATATTCATAATTTTGAGTATAATAAGAAAAGATATATTATTACAGAATATGCTGATTGTGGTGAATTATTTAATTTAATAGGTATCAGTATCAATTTTACAGAAAATGAATGTAAAAATTATATTTCAGGGATTATAGATGGTTTAAAACATATGCATGATAATAAAATTATTCATAGAGATATTAAATTAGAAAACATTTTAGTTAAAAATGAAATAGATATTGAAAGTGGATTATTATATAAAGTTCCAAAACTATGTGACTTTGGATTTAGTATCAAACAAGAAACAGAAAAAATAACTGGAGTTTTAGGAACATCTCAATATATTGCTCCAGAAATTATTACAAATGAGTCATATGATGGTTATAAATCTGATGTATTTTCTCTAGGGTGTTTATTATATATATTAAGATTTGGTTCTTATCCATTTTTACATAGACCCGATTTTTATAATCAATATTTATCTGATAGAATAATTGAATTATTTAAAATACCTATTCCTGAGTATCCCCCATCAATATCAATATCCCCAAAATTAAAATCATTGATTGACAATATGATCATTATAGATCCTGAAAAAAGGTATAGTTTACAAAATGTAATTGAAAATGAGTGGTTTGAATAAATTATTTAAATATTAAAATATAACTAAATAAAATGGAAGAATTATTATTAGAAAATAAAAAATTAAAAGAAGAATTATTTTTTTTTAATAAAATATTTAAATTTTATGATTCACTTGTATATAATATGATAATAAAATACAAAAATGGAGAAAAAGTCTGGATAGATAAACAAAAAATAACCGAAAGAGAATTATTAGAATTAGACGAAGATGATGAAGTTAAAAACTTAATTAAATCTTGTAATACAAAATATAATGATTCTGATTGGTAAAAAAATATTATATAATATATAATATAAAATGAGCAAAGAATTATTAGTTGTATTTGATATAGATGAAACATTAATACATTTTGTTAGTCACAGATATACAGATTTATATTTTAATTTACCAGTAGAAGAACAGGCTAAATTTGATATAGTAAGAGATGGGGAAAATATCATAATATTAAGACCATATTTACAAGAATTATTTGATTTTTATAAAAAAAATCCAAATATTAAAGTAGCATTATGGACTTATTCGGAACAAGAATATGCTTATAATATTAGAGATATATTATCGGAAACATTGGGTTTAGGTGAAGATTTTTTCTTGTTTGCTTATGGTGCTGAGGATATGATTAATGAAGATGGTGATGAAGATGATTATCCAAAAAATTTAGAAAAAGTATATAGAGATTTTCCATCATTTAATGTATTTAATACATTTATTGTGGATGATGCTCCGGGTAATATTAAACATGAAATTAATAGAGAAAATTGTTTATTAATTCAACCATTTGCTCCATTTAGTGTTGATAAAGTAAGAAAAGATTTAGGAGAAGATGGTATAGAAATTGCATTAAATGATAGAATGTTAGAAGCCGTTGAAAACATATCGCAGGTAGTAGCAACAGATATTAGTGGATGTTCAATTGAAGATATAGAGGTTTGTTTTACAGATCAACCTGTTTTCAGTAAAAAAAGAGTTAAAAGAATGGGATTAGAGAAACTGTTAAAAAAATATGCAAAACCACCATGTTTAAAATGGGAATCAGAATATGATATATTAACAATTGGACAACCAAAATTATCTAAAAAATTTATTATGGTAGCAGGTAAAAAGAAGAAAAAGAAAAGTATGAAGAAAAAGAAAAGTATGAAGAAAAAGAAAAGCATGAAGAAAAAGGGTGGCATGAAGAAAAAGAAAAGCATGAAGAAAAAGGGTGGCAAAAAAACTAAATCTAAAAATAAATGAAAATTAGCACCCGATGATATGTATGGTGGTGGTTGTTTTGAAAACTCTGGAATTATTCCATTGGGGTGGCAATATGTTGTAGGCGATGCACCTACAAATACAATATTCCCATTTCGTTCATATTGGTTAATGCCGATAGTTAATAAAAGAATATTTAAAAATATTACCGGAGAGCAATTATCATATATACCAATATATATATCATCGGGTGCTAATTCACCATTATCATTTATACCCTTACCATTTCATGGATTTATTTCATTAGTTCAAAATAATGCAATATTAGGATTTTTGATGAAAACAAATACATTATCTGCGAGTGTTTTCAAACAATTTGCTTCAAAAATTCCCGAATTGAAAGAAATATTAAGATTAAATACTTCATCTGATACTATTCCAGATAAATATATTCCAGAATATATAAGTATATGTAGACAAATAATGGAAGAAGAAGAAGATAAAAGAAGATTAATGACTGAACAAATATCGGATAATGATATGTATCAAATTAAAAGCAAATTGGGATCAATTGAATATTTCAATGAAATAATTGATACAAGTAATGGTGCTATCAATCCTAACTATAGATATATATTAGCGAAACATAATGAAATTAGAAAAATAGGTGAACAATTATTAGATCCACATACAATTGAAAATGATGGAATTAAATATATAGAACCTAGTCCAGCTAAAGATAATTTAATAATTCAAGTATCAGGTGAATTAGATAATAGAATGGGTGGTGATTTTGGTGATGGTTGTATATTGCCTTTAATACATGATCTTAAAAATATAAATGATTTAATTGTTCAAACAAACTCTTGTATTTTTAAAGAATTTCCAATTGTATCAGATAAAATTAGAGGTTTTTA